TAATGTATGATTGTAAATGATATTAAAAGTTATGACGGTACGTTGATTCACAAGCGATTTGCTTATAAATATCATCGAAAAAAAACGCTGCCTATTGGTAATATTATTGCTTTCCGCTCACCTATGCACGTTGAGATAAGCGGGATGATAGATTCTGAAGATATTTTAAATGACGACTTTATATACAGCGACGATGCAATTAATTTCTGTTGGGAAATCCCTAATTTATGTCCTGTGGGTGCTGTTGCTTTTCAGCGGCTATTTAATACTCAAATTGCTAATATTATTGCTAGTAGCAGGTATCTTAATTGTGCGATCGAAGTAGACGGTGATGATTTAATGGTGCATAAAGCTCATCGCCAACACGGCATTGAGCAAAGCGTGGGTAAGTGTTCGGTGAGTATTACCTATGTAAAAGATAGTGTAGCCTTAGGTCACACCGGAATTAATGTAGTAGCGGGTAAGAAGGCACCCGCCTTTGCATTTTCTACTAATTTAGAAAATAGTCAGGTTGAAGCCTTGATGCTGGAAGTTTGCGAGATGTTTTATAAGCTAGCAGATGATATTTTTATTGCCACGACCAAGGTAAACAGCTGGTAAGTTTAATGTATCAACGATGACTATTTTTGATATAATTAGCGGCATTATATACTCTAAAACTAGCGCTCCCATGGCAAATCTCGACGATGAGCCGGCGTTCAATTCTTATATGGTCAATAGGTGGCTATCTATGTACTCACCCGAATTGGCTAATTTTGTAAATGAAACTACTAATAAATATTCTACTATTTTTGATAGTCGTAAAGAATTATTCGATTTTTATGTGTCGATATTTCCTAAGACAGAATTTAAAAAAATAGATTACATAAAAAAAGCCGTCAAGGAGAAAGATAAGACTAATATATCTGGTTTAGTAGCCAAATCCCGGGAACTCTCTGTAAGAGAAATAGAAATGTACAATCAATTAGTTGATATTTTAGATTAGTTCCATAAGCGTCACCATATATGCCAGCTAACATTGATTTATTGCCTACACAAAAAAGTCTCATCGATTTGGCGGCGCTACCTAAAAATAGCTTTAACTCTGTGCTTTACGGCTACAAGCTTAAGACTATTTTAGATGATGTCATTTTAGTTAAATACTCAGACGAGACGGCTGATGGAGCTGCTATTATCCGTAGAGGTATATTTGTACCAGTTAACTCTGATACCAAGGCGTGGCGAATAGGTAAGGTAATTCTCGCGGGTCCCAATGTTAAATTTGCTAAGCAAGGTGAATATGTAATTTTTCCAAATAATCTCGGTGTACCTATTGCAAATATTGAGGTTGAGGGTTATGGTACTCTTGAGACCGGTCTATTTTTGAATGAACAAAGAATTTTCGGTATTGCGTCTATAGATGGAAGTGCAAATGAGAGCGTCGCTGAGTACAATTCAAAGTCTTCAAAGGAATAATGTTCTCGAAATTAAATTTCTTAGAAGAAGAGTAAAACCAGGAGCTTCGCTTACTCGAAGAATGCTGTGTACTGGAAGTCTCCCTCTTTTAAACTCACCAGAGGGGCGTATAGGTTTAAATTTTAGACCAGCATATAATAGAACTGCATATAACCCTTCTATTAAAAATTTAGTCATTACCTGGGATATTTTTATGCAAGATTATCGTAATATTAATATGAATGCATGCGACCTGCTAGCGGTTATACCCGTGGCTGACTTTTGGAATTTTTTTAATGAGAGGGGCCTTGGAGTAATGTCCGCTCAGGATAAGATAGGCTTTATGAATAAATGATCTACAATATTACAGAGTTTGAGGAATCCTTTAAGTCTTTACTACAGCAAGAAATCGTAATAAAACTTAATGATAAGATTTTAAGAAAAGGTAAATTAGTTCTTTTTACTATTAAAAATTACTATTTAATTTTTAGTATACTACAAAATAAAGCTGTTAGTAAGCTCTCATACTATGAACTCCCTGTTCCATTTTCATATATCAAGGACGACAATGCTTACAGTCTTTCATACAAAATAGAAGACTTTCATGAAAACGACCCTGATATTACAATCAGTATGAAATTAGTACCGAAGTCTAAGCTGCATAAACTATACGATAAAAACGTTATAGTTTATGTAGATGTGGAATCTGAATAATATACACCTATATTAACCGGTGAGTTTAAAATATCTTTCTGCATTTCCTGAGGGTTATACCCCGACTCCTGCCCAGACCGCGCTTCTTTCTAAGATAGAGAATGCTTATAAGTGCGGTAAAAAATTTGTAATATGCTGTGCACCTACTGGTTCTGGAAAGAGTATGATTGCAAAAACGTTTGATAAGTTAAGCAAACCTGCTTCTAGCAAATATAATGATCTTATAACCTCGCATGATGCATTCCGACAAAATTATCTTGGAGAATTTATACATGAAGATGATTGTACGAGCGAAGGACCGGCGAATGCTTTTGTACTGACTATTACAAAATCACTACAAGATCAATATCAATCTATCTTTAAGGACGTTGCTGTTATAAAAGGTAAGTCAAACTACATGTGTAATATTAATAGAAATGTAGATGTAGAAGGTGGGCCTTGTGTTTTATCTAAGAAGTTAAAAGAAACGTGTTGGCGTGAGAATGCCTGCTCGTACTATACCGCTAGAAAAGAGGGGTTAGTAAATAGATTTTCTGCGCTTAATTATAAAATGTTTCTCTCTCTACCTGGTCATGTTAAGCATAGGTCATTTTTAGTGTGTGATGAGGCTTCTGAACTAGAGGAAGAATTAGTAAAGAGATTTTCTGCAGAAATAAGTATTTTAAAACTCAACCGCAACGATGTTGTATGTGATCTACCGGCGGATATTCTTCCTGAGTCGGTAAGACCGTGGATTAGTAATCTCATTCTTGAGATGTCACAGGTAATCGAGGGACTCAAAGCAAGACTATCCAAAAAGAAAAACGACCCCACCGTCACTGAGATAGCTAGACTAAAGTATCTGACTGCAACGCATAATTCACTTATATTGGTTGATACACGCTGGGATCATGCTGAGTATATTATAGAAAAGGTGGGTGATGATTTTATAAAATTAACACCCCTCAGAGTAGATAAACTAGCATCGAGTATTTTCGACTACGGTGATAGAGTTTTGTTGCTATCTGCTACGATTATCGATCACAAAAATTTTGCAAAAACATTGGGTATCGCCGATTACGAATATATTGAAGCAGATTCACTGTTCGATCCTAATAAATCACCCATATTAATATCTACTAAACACAAACTAAACTACTCTTTACTCAAAACCAATTTACCAAAGGTAATTGATATGGTTGCGGGTATCATAGATCAGCATTCTAATGTCAAGGGCATAATTCATACCCATACACAGTCTATCTGTGATGAACTACAGTACAGACTTGGCGATAATAAAAGATTTTTATTTAGAACAGAAAGACAAACTAATGAGGATATTTTGCGTGATCATTTTACATCTAGCGAACCTACGGTTTTGGTAAGCCCGTCGCTTGCGTATGGAATAGATTTAAAGGATGAGTTGGCCCGCTTTCAGATTGTTATAAAGCTACCGTTTTTACCGCTGTCGGATAAAAGAATTAAAAAACTATTCGATCTGGATAAAGATTGGTATGAAAATAGAATGCTTAACACAATGGTCCAGGCGTGTGGTAGAGCTACTAGGAGTGCAGATGACCATTCTGTTACTTACATACTCGACGGTTGCATTAAGGATGTTATATTGAGAGCAAAGCACAAGCTACCAAAGCATTTTATCAATAGAATACAATAGTAAATATAAATATCTATACATTCTAAGCTTATTAAAAACGAAACATACCATTTTGAGATTAAGGATATATTGACGCAGTTTGTCGCAGCGTTTGATAACGTTATAATACGTAGATATAATAAGAACAGGGATGTTGTGAGTAAGTTGCAGGTTAGGTATGTATATGCACCTAAGGAGAGGGTATTATATGATTTGGTAAATAAGGCGCAAAATATTACAATACCTGTTATTTCTGTTTCTATTACAAGTGTAGCGCGTGCGCAGGAAAGAGTTTTTAATAAGGTACCGGGATTTTATTTTCAAAAACGTACACAAGATCAAGATCCGTCTCAGACAACCACATCTTTTATGAGATCTCCGGTGCCGGTTGACATTGCTGTTAGCATGTCTATCCTCACCAGATATCAATCTGATATGGATCAGATTATATCTAATTTTGTCCCCTATAGCAATCCGTACATAATTATCTCATGGCCAATCCCGACCGGTTTTAACCTATCCAGCAGCTATGAAATAAGATCAGAAGTACTGTGGGGGGGTAGTGTTACTCTCAGCTATCCTACAGAATCACAGGCTAGTCAGAAGTATAGAATTACAGGTGACACTAGTTTTACTATTAAGGGCTGGCTATTTCCTGCTGCTCCTACCTTGCCTACTGAAAACATATTTTATATTTGCGCGCCGTTTCATAATACAAGGGACATTACACTCGAGACGAGATATTCAGATCTTAGCAGTGAATCCTTCACTTATGCCGCGAGTTCATTACTATTAAATGATCTCGAGACCGTATATATTTCAGGCGCTCAAACAAAGGGGTTCCGAGCTAATATTGATATACCACCCAGCTATTTTATTACCACGCCGCTAACTTTAATAAGTCAGCAGTTATTAACAAAATACCCTGTCGGTATTTCGTCTAATATGTTTATAACATCCACCGATTATTTAAGCGTGACTAATTTTAATGCTAACCTTTCTACTTATTTCGTCGCTGCAACTGCAAATACCATAGAAGGCAAGACTTTAAGCGGAGAGTGTGTTTAATGTAAAAAATAAAGTAGTTTAATACAGGTCTAAAAATTATAAATAAAATTATAAGTATGTCAGATTATTTACAATCTAGCAGTCAGAATACGTTTGGTAGGGATCTCGCCAAATATATCACCTCCAGGCTGCCATACACATCCTACAATGTAATTGACAGGATTGAGGAATTAAATCCCAAATTTGCAGTTTTCAGTGGGGAGGGTTCTAGTTTACAGCAAAATCTTATCAATAAATCAGTTGCGTCTAACGTTCAGTACGACGAACCAGCTGCAAATGTTTTAAGAAATAAAGAATTCTATGACTATATGTACGCTAACGTTTCGCCTGATAAGGGAAAACGTTTAGGGGATTATAGGGTGATGGCTGCTTTTTCTGAGGTTGCTGATGCACTAGATGAGATCTGCGATGAGCTAATAAATCCAGACAAAAACGGCAACATTGTAAATATAAAATTTACAGACGAGCGATATCCTGCTAAGAATCAGGATAAAATTACTTCTGAATTCAGACAATACATAGGTTATTTCAAATTGCAAACTAACGGCTGGGAATATTTTAGACAGCTTCTTGTAGATGCAGAAGTATATTTCGAGCACGTTATTCACAAGGATTTCCCTGAAAAGGGCATTCTTGGTGTGTTGCCTATACCCGCAGACTTAATAGATCCTATTTATTCTAACTCTCAAAACCAGGTGGTTAAGGGCTATTTGTTTAGAAAGCATATTTTTGATGCAACTAATCCTACTAAGGTCGTAGATACCAAGCTTGTTCCGTTAAACGTTAACCAAGTTAGTTATATTAATTCAGGCATATGGAATGAGAGCAAATCAGTAAGACTTCCCTTCATTGAAAATGCTCGTCGAGCATATAGACAGCTCTCATTAATCGAGGACTCTATTGTAGTTTACCGACTAGTTAGAGCTCCTGAAAAACTTGTATTTAACGTCGATGTAGGTAACATGCCGCCCCCTAAAGCCGAGGCGTACTTGCGCAAGCTGATGCAGCAATATTGGTCAAAGCGTACTTTTGATACTGACAGTGTTTCCGGAACAGTTAATAAGTTTAACCCCCAGTCAATGCTTGATAGTTATTGGTTTGCTAAAAGGGCGGGTAGTGAAGGTACGAGCGTCACTCAATTAGCAGAGGGCGGTAATTTAGGTGAGATTACCGATTTAATTTATTTTATCAAAAAGCTTTATAAGTCTCTTAAAGTACCTACCACTAGAGTTAACCCTGAAGATCAGTTTAATGATGGTGAGAATATTTTAAGAGAAGAGCTTAAGTTTGCTCGGTTTTGTATTAGACAGCAGCAAAGAATTGCAGCTGCGTTGAAGCCGGGCTTTATTACGCATCTTAAATTAAAAAAGCTGTGGGACAAGCTCGACATGCGCGAAGAGAGTTTTGAGCTAGAATTTAATGTACCTACCAATTTTTATGAATTAAGAGAGCAACAAAAATTGCAGCTTAAGTTTGAGAGTTATAATAATCTCGCCTCCTCTGAGTTTGTTTCCAACACATTTGCCCAGAAAAAATATTTAGGGTGGACTGATTCGGATGTTCTCGCTAATAGAGAATTTCTAAGAAAAGATGCAGGATTTATGTGGGAGATAGAACAAATTAAATCAGGGGGACCAGAGTGGCGCGAGAGAGCTGAAGCGCAAACTCAAAGTGGAGATCTAGGCGGTGAGCCTGCTCTCGGCGGTGGAGCTTCGGGAGGTACACCACCGGCGTTCGGTCCTACGCCTGGCGGGGGTGGCGGACCTGCTCCTGAGGCAGGGGCGGGAGCGGAGGCGGGGGCTGGGGCGGGAGCGGAGGCGGGAGCGGGAGCGGAAGCTGCGCCATCGCCAGAGGCGGCGTCGGCGTCAGTTCCTGCAGCCGGGGGAGCTGAATAATGAACTGTACTACCGTAACACCTATCTCAGCATTTGTTTCAACTAATCTTAATAACAAGATTACTAGTTTCCAGCGCCTCGGGGATCGCATCACCCGAGCGCTTGGGGCGCCATTAGTGAATGTAGAGATACATCATGATCAATTATTTGAGAACATTAGTATTGCGTGCGAGATGTTTACTAAATATGCCGGTTATACCAACGAATATCTGGTGTTTGATTCAAATTTATATGATGGTAAAAAAGGGATTAAACTCGATAGTCTATTTTCTATAACACCAGATTTTAATAAAATTAATCATCCCAGCGAAGAAGTTTATATAGCAGTATCCTCTATAGCCAGTTCTGGATTTATATCTAGCTCGGCCTTATCTGCATCTTACGCAGATGGCATTTTTGTAAATCAAATAGTTACTGCAACGGATTATGCATCCATAACTTCGTTTAACGCGTCTCTAACCAGCAGTTTTAAATCTTCACTACCAGAAGAAAGTAAGCGGTACAATAATTTCGATTATGATGTAATGAGCTATCGCAAAGTAATTGATGTTATCGACTTTGAAGAGGGTTCTAACCAAGGTGTTAATACATTATTTACTATTGAACAGACATTAGCTCAGCAAACGTACTTTACGTACGCGTTAGGTAACTATGGATTTGATCTTATTAGTTGGTATATTTTAAAAGACTGGCTCGATAATAGAGAGAAACTATTGTCGTTAAGGCGATCTATCAAGTTCGATCCACGTACTCAATATCTTGTAATGCACCCTGCACCTCACTCAGCGAGATTTTACGGTATAGTCTCCTGTTACGTGGAGCGCCCGCTTTGCGATGTTATTAAAGAACAGTGGGTGTATCAGTATGCGTTAGCTTTAAGTAAGATTTCTGTCGGTACAGTCAGATCCAAGTACAGTGGAACTACTTTGTTTGGGGGAGGCAGTATTAATGCAAGTGATATGATGACACAGGGTCTTGCTGAGAAGGAAAAGTTAGAGCAAAAACTTTACGAGGGGGCCCCTGGATTAGGAGATGCCGATCCGCCGATGTTCTTTGTCGGCTAAAGCTCTCAAGAATGAGTACTGAAAGATGATACCCCTAACTGGTAAAGGTAAATTTCGACAGGGTATATTTACACCGATTAATTCTAAAAAATATATAGGCAAGCATAAACCTTTGTATAGATCTAGTTTTGAGCTCAGATTTTTTAGATGGTGTGATTCTAACACGAATGTATTGGAGTGGGCGAGCGAGGCTGTTGTTATTCCTTATACATGCCCGGTGGATAATAGAGTACACAGATATTATACAGACGGTATATTAGCCTTGAAAGAAGCTACGGGCATTGTAAAATATATCATTGAAATTAAACCACTTAAACAAGTTATTCCGCCTATTTCGTCAAAAGGCAAGCGTCAGTCTACTATTATTTACGAAAATATACAGTATGCAAGAAATACTGCTAAATGGGAAGCTGCGCGCAAATGGTGTAGTGAGAGAGGTTTTAGATTTCAAATACTCACAGAAAAAGAGTTGGGAATTTAAATAATTACAGACAGTTTTAATAAGTATTTTAAACTATGCCATATAAAGTATTAACCGAGCGACAAGATCCCGAAGAATTCGAATATATTGTCGAGGAGAAAAATAGCAAAGAACAAAGTGCTTTATATGTACGTGGTCCTTACATGGGAGCAGAGACAGTTAACAAAAATAAGCGCAGATATGGCTTACAGAACATGAAGTATGAAGTAGACAGATATATTCGGGAGATGGTAGCTACTAAAAGAGCTATGGGTGAGCTCAACCACCCGGCTTCTGCGGAAGTAAATCCTGAGAGAGCGTGTCATTTAGTAGTGGAGATGTGGCAGGACGGTAACATTTTTTATGGTAAATCGAAAGTACTCTCAACACCCATGGGTCAAATTGTAAGATCTCTTATAAATGATGGGGTGAAGGTGGGGATGTCGTCTAGAGCATTGGGTAAGTTAACAGAAGAGGGGGATGGTGTCAATAGAGTTGATGACATGCGCCTGATTGCAATTGATTGTGTAGCGGACCCGTCTTTTAATAAAGCATTTGTTAACGGTATTTTAGAAAGTAAGCAATTTGTATTAAATGGCAGAGGCGACTTTGAAGAAATGTATGAGTCTTTTGAGAAATCACTTCATTCTCTTCCTAAGAAAGACCTTGAAAAATATTTTATGGAACAAGTACTCACGTTTATTAACGAAATAAAGCATAAAATTTAATAAGTAATAATATGAACAACGATATACGTACTGAGCCTAGTATCGAAAAAGGTGGTACTAAGATGTGGTATAAAAACGGTGAGCTCCACCGCGAAGATGGGCCCGCTGTTATTCATCCTGATGGTACTGAGGAGTATTATTTAAACGGCATACAGCAACTGCCCCCTCCGCCTTCTGAAATCAAAATTGATCCAGCACACTTAGCCAATGCTGGACCTGCTAAGCCTAGTATCGAAAAAGATGGTACTAAGATGTGGTATAAAAGCGGCGAACTTCAAAAAAAGAAAGTTAATGAGAGCAATATCGTTAAATTTATTTGCTCTATTACGGAAAAAAAATATAGTGAGGCCGATAAGTATTTACAGCACGAAATCGATAATCGTATTAGATCAAAAATTTTAAAGTGTTTAAAAGACCATGAGTAAAGATATTAAAACATTACTTAAAGAAGCCACCAAAGACCTTCTAACGGAGGATACACTTAATGGCATTGAACAGGCGTTTGACGTTGCCGTCAAAGAGCGTTCCAATATTCAGGTTGAGAAAGCTCTCCTAGAGCAAGACAATGAATACGCGGACAAGCTCGAAAAGCTTGTTAACGCCATCGACAAAGACCATACTCTCAAACTTAATCGAGTGATGGAAGCTATTGATATCAATCATGCCAAAAAGCTTAAACACGTCATTATGAGTTATGAGAAACAACTAACTGAGGAGGCTGGTAAGTTTAAGGGTGATATGGTGAATACACTCAGTAAGTATCTCGATATGTATCTTGAAGAGAAGATTCCTACACAATCTATTCAAGAAGCAACTTTTAATAAGAGATCTACTCTCGTTTTACAAGAAATTAAAAAAATTCTTGCTGTTGATCATGCCATGGCTCAAGAATCCATTAGGGAAGCCGTTGTGGACGGTAAAAATACTATCGATGAGTTGCAGCAAACTGTTGACGAACTGTCTAAAAAGAATAAGCAGCTCTCCGAGGCTTATGTGGTTACTAAATCACAACTACTCGTGGAGCAGAAGATTTCTGATCTTGATGAAGAGAGGAAAGCTTACATGCACAAAATGCTTGAGAGCAAATCCCCTAAGTATATTACTGAAAATTTCGAATATATATTGTCTCTATATGATAAAAATGAGGAGGAGACATTAGATATTCTTAAGGAACAAGCCACTGCGTCAACGAATGTTGTGGATGCAGAGGTGCCTAAGATAGTCGAAGAGAGTGCTGGAGAGTCTGTTATAGACCCTGCATTCAGAAATTACTTATCTGAGTTAGGTAAATACTAATTCAGCATTAATCAACATGAGGTTGTTTCAACCTGAACCACAGATATTATGGAGAAAAAGCAAATATGAGTAATCAAATTCGTCCTTCAACAGCGTACATCAGTGAGAGTCGCGCGAAAGGTCTGTTAGACAAGTGGAAGCCTGTGCTTGAGTACAGCTCTGCTAACGTTCGTGCAATCGAAGATGATCACACTAAGTTAAATACCGCTATTCTTCTAGAGAATCAGGAACAGTGGTGCCATGAAGCTTCTAATAGCTCCGGCGGCACCGGTTCTGTGTTTTCTAACGGCACCCCTAACGCGGGCGCCTTTGGTAACCAGTTCCCTTCTCAGAATGATAGTAGTTACGCGCCTGGTGATTATCGTCTACCGAAGATCCTCATCCCGATGATTCGTCGTACGTTCCCTGAGTTGATCACTAACGAAATCGTTGGCGTTCAACCCATGAGCGGTCCGGTTGGACTTGCTTTTGCTCTTCGCTACAAATATGAGCCAACTAGTTTAGGTTATGGTAACAACGTGCACGATGGCAGCAGCAATCAGCAATTTGCTGTTGCTGGTGGTCGCGAGACCATCAATCGCGCACTTTCAACTAACCCTGAACTTGGCTATCAGTTCCTCGACACTCGTTTCACGGGTACAACATCTACAAAGTTGACCGGCAATGCAGATTTTGCAATTGCCGCGCAAGACTCGGGTGTTGCTCAGTTGCTCAGTCAGTTTGAGCTTAACAGCAACATTCCTCAGATGGTTGTGTCTTTTGAGAAGACTGCTGTCGAAGCTGGTACTCGTAGATTAGCGGCTCGCTGGTCAGTTGAATTGGAACAAGATCTGAAGAACATGAACGGTATTGATATCGATTCTGAGCTCACAAACGCCATGTCGTATGAGCTACAGGCCGAAATCGACCGTGAAATGATCATCAGAATGATCCAAACAGCCCTCAATGGTGGTCTTGGAACCGGATATTCTATCTGGTCCCCTGCCTCTGCTGACGGCCGCTGGCTTGTTGAGAGAAACCGCGACTTCTATCAAAGACTCATAATTGAGGCTAACCGTATCGCCGTGCGCAATCGCCGAGGTGCAGCAAACTTTATTGTTGCTACTCCTCGAGTTTGTGCTATCTTGGAAATGCTCCCTGAATTTCAGTGGGCTCCGGTCCAAGGTAACGTCAATACGCAGCCTGTCGGAGTTGCAAAAGTGGGTACTCTCGGTGGAAGATTCAACGTATATCGTGACACACGTACGGAAGCTCAGTTCGAAGCAAATGCTGGCGGTAATTTCGCCGGCTCTGCCTATCCGAGCAACGGCGCCTCGTTTGGTGGAACCTACACTCGTTCTACTCGTCTTGAGTATGCCCTCTTGGGCTACAAGGGACCTGAGTTCTACGACACAGGTATCATCTACTGCCCGTACATTCCTGTCATGGTACAGCGTACAATTGGTCCGAATGACTTCTCACCTCGCGTGGGAATGTTGACTCGCTACGGCGTTGTCGACAATATCTTCGGCGCTAACTTGTACTATCACGTTATCATCCTCAAGAACCTCGGCGAAGCATTTACACCTGGTACACAATCTGTGTATTTCTAATAGGTGTTGAATCAATAAAACCTTACAGCGGATACCGCTGTAAGGTTTTTTTTTAATTTATTTGAGCGCTAAAAAAACTACATTTATAGAATAAGTATTTATATGTCATTTCAAAACTTTGATAGTGTTGTAAAAAATCCTAACAATACATTTCCAATTAGCTTAAATTTAAGCTTAACATCAAATAGCGTCGCTCTCGATAGTACCGCCGGGACTGTGGAGGCGTTGTTATTCACTGCGCGTACTACGACAACTGGTGTGTTGTGCTCTATTTCGGGCGCTAATAATGGAAGTACTTTTACTTGCAGAGTAGATAAAGCGTATCACGGTGACACGTTTGCTGTGTATTACAGCGACAGGTCGAGCTCTTTATTTACCTGCAACACGGCTTCTGTAACTCAATCTCTCACACCCAATAGCTTTAATGCGCAGGGACCTGAGTTCTTACGTTTAAATAATCTTGGTTATATCTAAGTGTAGAGCGGTTGTTTTTCTCACGCCGCATTACTACTAATTGGTATAATATTGAAAAATCATTGTCTTGCAGTCTTTTTAAATATAATTTTTGGATCAGTAAATATCCTGTAGATACCTTTAATGTTATTTGATCTAATAGGATTGATATCTATACCGCCGCGTCTCACGTACAAACACATTACCGTCAGTTCGATTGGATTAAATGCATCATATAACCTCTTATAGATAGTCTCACAAATCTCCTCGTGAAAGTGACACTCATCTCTAAAGGATATTATATACTTAAGTAGAGCGGCAGGATCCAGACTGTGACTGCCCTTATAGGTAATATAGACATCGCCCCAATCCGGCTGACTGGTCACCCTGCAATTACTTTTAAGTAGTGACGAGTGATATTTTTGTTCTGTTACTGCCTGTTTATTGTACTGACTCGATCTAAGTAGCGTTGAATTTTCTGAATATATATTACACGAGACATTTTTATTGCATTCCATATATTCTAGAGTAATAAAATCGTGAATATCATCTACTATATCTGTATATCCTGTATTAGTAGTAGAGGGAAAGATTTTACAAATAACGCTTGTCTCTAGGAGAAAAGATAAATCTTCAGCCACAAGCTTTTCGATAGAGTTATAAATTTCCTCTCGTTCGACATTGTCGAAATATGTCATGTTGAGAGAGTTTAAATAGAGTTTGAGAGACTTAGATTCTACAATATAGGTGCTATCACAAGGATAAATAATTTTAGCCAAACCCGTAACCGGAACCCCGTTAGCGTTCAAACAGGATATCTCGTAAGCGTTCCACAAATCGTACCCTACAAAGGGCAGATTATCCTCAGTTATGTTGAGATGTTGACGATTATTAGATCTCGCTTCCCTTACAAGTAAGCTAGGGTCATACTTGGATTTATATTTACTTGTTTGACCGAGATGTTTGATGATATTGCTATTATCTAGATATGACATAAGCGCTGTGATATTTCTTAATAATATTAAGTGTTTCTTGTCTATTTGTCCAGTTGTTTATTGCAACTATTTTACCTTCAAGGTTTTTATAGTTACGGAAAAAATCCTCAAATATATGGAGAGCTACTTTATCTAGGTCTGTGTATTCGGTATAATTATTAAAATTAAATGCGGGTACTCCTAATATTTTATAATCATTAACACCATGATCGACCATATTCATGCAACCTAAAATCTTACATTCTACTAAGGTACCTCTCTCTATGGGTAAAGAGCTATGGATCATGATATCTAAAGGGTCGCCGTCTTGCGCAATAGTTTGAGGTATGAAACCGTAGTTAACAGGGTAGCGCATAGAGCTAATTAGATACCTGTCGAGCTTAAAGAGATTGGTCTCAACATCATATTCATACTTCGCGCTAGTATCTTTAGGTATCTCCACAATACAATTAGTATACTCCGGAAATTTCTTACCTATGGGTGTATCAATAAGCATTTTTAAGTACTTCTTTAATCGTTTCTATTCTATCTTTTACGTTGCCTTTGAGTCTTACTATCAAGGGCCTATGTATGTTGATAGTTGATAACAGTTTAAGTTCTGTTTCAAATAAATTTATAATACCATCTCTAAACTGTTTGTCTGTGCTTCGCACACCATCATCGACCAAAGGTATATTAGGGTCTGTATAAAAAATTAAATCATAACTAAACAACCCCCCTTGCAGATATGTTTGCGCTGAAAAATCGTAGATTTGTTTTGATACTTTACCTGCATCAAAAAAATATCGCGTATATATGTATCCATCTAAAGAGCATCTATCTAAAACAGCGTTATTCATTTTCATATTTTTTATATGATCAGCTGTAATAAGAATCTGAGTATAATCATAATTATCACTATCATTATTGATAGGCACGTTGTTTTCTCTTTTTATACGCCTGGTAACTTCTTCAACAAAAGAATACCCCGTTAATTGGGGTAACTTTTTACACTCTTCAAGTAAAGTAGATTTGCCGCTCGATTGAGCTCCCGAAAAAGCGATTAGCATAATTTATATTATTTACCCCACTTATTTCTATCAACTAAAATTGCTATTTTTGCTAGTAAGGCAATATCTTTAAATGCATCTTCGATAGGTTCGTTAGCAGCTTCGGTTACGCCTTTTTTAATTACAAGATTGATAAGTCTTTGCACCTTATCATTTATTCTAAAGATAAGAGCTGACTTAGCTACTCGTTGACCTTCCAGTGTGCTGAGATCTTGACCTACTGTTACATTACCGCTACCATAATCATGCTGTTTTTTAAGAAAAAGTTTGTATTCTTCTTCTAAAGTATCTTTTAACCCTTTACAGGTCATAGGATACAATTGCTCAATTTCGTAGTAGTTAGGTTCAGTTTTTGTTTCAGGAATATTACCCATAAATTGATTGAGACGTTGTGTAGTTTATTAATAACTGCGCAGGTGTCGAGATTTTCAATCGATACCTCTTTTGAAGCGAGTATCTGGCCTTCATCTACTCCCTCTGTTACTTCATGTATTACTGATCCAGAGGTAGGTAGTTTAAGGTTTACGGCCTTTGCTTGGGGGTCTTTACCTTTAAGCTCGGGGTATTTAGTTATAAGACCTGGGTGCCCGTTATATATTGTATATCTTTTACATATACTCGGCGGTATGATGCGTAACCACCCGTTGAGAGTAATTATTTTATTGTCTGGGTCACCTAGAATATTATTATATACGCTTTCGTTCAAAGGTGAAGGTGTGAATATTAATTGATCCTTTTTTATTTTACTGTTAATTTTTGATATATTTGTTTGATTGGTAATAAGTTTATCTGGGTATATATCCAGCTGGCGCGAAATCTCAACAATTTCTGAACCAGATTGTGAAAATAGCGCGTACCACCTCATATTAGCGACCAATAATGCGTTTGAATTGTGAAGTATTATAATAAGCTAGTTCAATTGTATCGTCGTCAACCTCAGCATTTATTAAATCAGCGAGGAGGGTAGATGGTTTGATTTTAAGGCCAAAGTCACCATTATACTGCAATCCTTGCAGTGCTGCCACTATTGGATTAGATGTATCGCATGATCTTATGTTGTAGATATTGTTATTGACGTAGTATTTAAATTCTTTTGCTAAGGAGCAACCCAGAAGATGGTGTGGTTTATCCCAGTTCCAGATACCTTCATCAATTAACTGCTGAATAAATCTTTGTCTGCCCGAACACCAAAGCTGTAGATTACTATCACCAACTCCTGTAATAGTGTAATAGGAGTAATCAAAACTAATGGCAATATAATCTGCATTAGTCGACATAAATTTATAGCAGACTACTAAATCATTCCACGTCTTGCCCTGGACAACGCCTATTTTTTCAGGTCCTGTTATCTTGTCGTTAGCATAAATAGTATTAAACTCATTCCACTTCTTGATTGTTCCATGTGTATCCTCTAAAACATCGGGTATAATATAATAGTTGGGTTTAATTTTTTTTACCCACTCAGCATATTTTGTAGAGTCAAATGCCTCTTTCAATTCAAATATAGAGTTGTCGAGCAATACCTCTGCTCCTGTACGAGCGTTAACGTTTAAAAACCACTCTCTATATTGTTCATTCGTTTCCATAAGATGAACCAGGCAGTATTGATAATCATTGTAATCAAGAGAACGGCAGAGAAGATTTACAGGAGATTCATGACTAACAAGTAGTTTCATATTATTAATATATGCTTAAATAATAATAAAGTCAACATGAAATACCCTAAACATTATGGTAATTACACAGGAATAGTTGTTCAAAACAACGATCCGCAGAGACGAGGCAGAGTGAAAGTTTTCGTGCCACACATTTCACCTGTAATTTATGATAGGTGGAATAAAATTAGTAAAGATAAAAAATTTAAATTTATTGGGGTTAATACCTATTCTGATCTTACAGATGTACTTGATGATCTTAAGTTAGTACTTCCTTGGGCTGAGTATGCTGGTCCTCTAGTGGGCGAAAGCTCATCAGGTAGGTTTAATAGGAGTAGTAATGTAGGTTCAACTAGCAATACCAACAACTCTACTACTTTCGTTTCTGACAACGCATCACCCGAAGCTAGCCTTAATAAGATTACAAAATACACTCAAAACCTCAACAATATAGGTGAAAGTCCGGGTAACAAATATGATATTGATTATTATAAAGTTAATGATGCTTTTACAAGCGCCAAAGAAGCGGGGGTTAATAATATAAATAAATACGCATTTAATTATAAACCTGAAATATATAGCAATGCTGCAAAAGGTTCTTTTGCAGTGCCGGCAGTTGGAGCTCATGTTTGGGTATTTTTTACTGCCGGTGATTCTTTGAGACCGGTTTATTTTGCAGCAGCATACGGCGAAGAGGATTGGAATTCAATTTATGATTCCGGTCTAGATTATCCCGGTGGTTTTGAAAATAGTAAAACCACCTCCTCCGACCAGCGTAATCTCGATCATGACACGTATAGAAACAAGTATGTAGTAAATCAAAAAGGAGGCACAATACAAATTAATAATTCAGATAAACGAGAGTCAATCAAGATGTCTCATTACTCTGGATCGTTTAAGGAAATGGCTAATGGGGTAAGTGTTGAGCTCGCCACTGGCAATGATCAAAAGCTCGTTATTGGAGATACTTTTACTACAGTAAGAGGCGGTGCTAACAATTTCGTACAGGGGGAATCGGATTCTATTATACAGGGCAATAGTTATATTAAGATAGGTAACTTGAAGGTAGAGCTCGTTGATAAATGGTTTTCTCTCGTTAAATCTATATCTGACGTCAAGCAATTGTTTGATATACAGAGAGCGGAGTTACTAGTTAGAAACGATATTTATTTAACTTCACCAGCTCAAACGAAAGCAGGTACTCCAGCGCCTTGTCCAGTTTGTAAAGGCAATGAAACATTTTATTGGAATCTTAATAATGAGGCGTCAGGGGTTTCATTTTCATTTCAAGCATCGGAGGGTGGCGGCCCGTATATGTTAGGGAGTGTTGATTCGCCTGGACCGCAACCATTCGCTAAGGCTGGTACTTTTAGGGGTAGTGGTAAGATTTTTGGTGCTACCTGTCCTGCATGCGGCGGGTCCGGTAAGTCTCCTAGTTCCATGAACGGTAATTGGAACAAAGAGCCGAAAAAAAATGGCTTAAATAACCTTATATTAGAGAAAGCAAAAGAGCTTGCGGAAATAGAGAGACAGATGGGGCTTGGCGGTTCGTTGATAATGGATATAACTAAACATCGCATCGAGACGGTAGGCTTAAGAATGAATGATGCGTCCTCAATACGGGTTGACCTCAAGGGCAAGATGTATGTCGCTGAAGTTGTAGTTCAGCCAGAGGGGGTAATTAACAACAGGGCTGCTACACCACTCGTTGAATATGTTCAAGTAGATGACCCACCAGGGGGTAATTACACTCTTAACGTTTGTAATAAATATACCATACAAGTAGGTGCGGGTGGAGTTAGCATGAAAGCTTACGGTCCCGTCAATATATCCGGTAGTATTACCAATATAGCTGGTGAGCAAGTCAACATCGGTAGTTCCAACGAAGTTAATATAGATGGTGGCAATAGATTGTCTTTAATAGCAGATATTATATCTTTAAGACAACGCGAAAGAGGGCAGGTAGTAGTTGACAGTTCTTTGGGTGTTACGAATAATGCAATTATAGGTGGTAGTTGTCATATTGAGGGTGAGCTTTCTGTTAACCATATTACAGCTCCTACTGAAATACAACAAACAGAGGGTACAGTAGCATATGGTAGGCCTACCTCTCTGGGCGGTATTTTAGGGTCTAAAATAGGTACTGCAGCTTCCCTGTTTACTATTACTACTTACGATCCTGTAACAGAGCAAGATATACCTTCAGGAGCCCCAGCGTATATAGGTATACCTGACCCAATGATGATTATCGGCTACGTGGTGGTTGCCAACGTGACGTACCCGGTGTTCGGTAGCGGTATCCCGTCAATAAGAGGCTCTGCGCTAGGTATTGCCGGGACGGTTCCGTTTGTTACTAGAGTATACGGCACCGGGGCTGATGATGATTGTATCGAACTATCTAACCACTCACACAACTTTAAAAATATACCGCTGAATCTGACGAAGTCAAATAAAGAGGTGCGAGAAAGAGGGGCTGCGTGCAATAAGGTCGGCAGACAGCCTGCTGATCCTATTGATAATTCCAAGAAATAATTAGTAGGTTATATCTAAATCTTCTGGGGATACTGCATACCAAAATTTATTACCATACTGCTTTAATGATGCTTTAATTTTAAAATTTTTGACAGTTATTTCACCTATAAGATGAACTTCATTCGGCTTTCTTTTAATATCACAAACCGCTAAAACGAATTTTTCTACCTTGCATTTTTCATCAGGAAATTTACTCATTTTGAGTTGCGGTGTACCCCCGTTATAGGAGATTGTTTTTACATCAGCACCGTCTGGAAAGTCAGCTCCTCCGTCACCGCGGTCACTCCATATATTAGTGTTAAGCTGCATATTATTCATTAAACCGTACGCAGTTTCACCCAACAAACCTAAAGCAATGTTATCGATATTCCAGCTCTTGGTATACTCTTTTGATTTTTGTATTTGATCTGCCACATGGTATGCTAACTTAACTTGATCTTCCGACAAGGTAAAGGATTTCATACTTAATATTAAATGAGGTGGGGTATTTTTTCAACTCTTGTCGATAAGAAGAAATAACGCTAAATAGGAAAAGTTTTGCCACTTACAGTCAACTCTCGAAAAATCGTAGAAGTTTTCATAATAGTACTTGAGAGAATTTTCATTTGTAGGTGCTACAACTTGATCGTAGCATTCGCTATTAATAGGATAGACGCCAGTAGCTCTATACGCAAAACATTCAGAGCTCGATAATTTGAATTCACCTAAAATTTTTTCATATATCTGATCTGATAGTTTATTATCATCTATAATACAAAGCTGGTTGTATAATAGATCAAGATTTGATTCTTTTTTAAAGGGTAGTTGAAGAGCTTTTAGAAAGGTATTTCCGAGTCGTAAATTTTTTATTTTTAGTTCATTGTTTGCAACTATGCGCTCTTCATCATATTTATGTCTTACTCTACAACCTAAAAATAACGTCGGGTTGTAGTCTCTATTTACTGTCTGATATAAAGTATCAGATACTGGTTTATCTACTAGATTGTGATGTATCATAAAGAATTATATAGTAAGCAAACTTTTGTTCATGCTAATGGTGGGTATGGTAGAATTCGAATCTACTCACCACGAGGGAGCCGATTTACAGTCGGCTGTAACTCTCCAGCGTTACCGCATACCCGAATATATGATTGATCTATTTGCTTGGTTATTTCGGAGCCCAGTCTGGCGGTTAATAGAGAGTACCTTTATATATACCTGTTCTCTCGTCGTATTGCTTGGTGACAACGCTACCGTCAGATTGTCTCACGGGGACATATATATGATTATTATAGATTACTGGTGTTTCGACAATATTTTTAATATCGCTAATAGTATCTCTTCTCACACCGTTACTGAAGAGATTAATGTTATTTCCGTTTACAACAGGCACTGTATTCATATTCTTAATATATAGCTTTATTTCTAGAGAGCAAGAATAAATATTTAAGATTATGCCAGAAAGTATTACTAAGATTTTATTTCGAAAAGGTAACGATATTCACAGACGTACTGGTGCCGGCACAGGGGTAGTTTTAGCCGAAGGCGAGCCTGGTTTTTGTCTTGATACAGGTAGATTATATGTAGGCGATGACCAGCGAATTGGTGGTAGACCTATAGGTGTGGTCAATCATCAGCCTCTAACGGTAAATTTATTCGACCCCTCAAACAATAACACTAATGGGTACAATCAAGCAGTATACAATACTTTAACAAGCGCTGGCGTCGATACAGGAGATTTAATATTTAGTACTGTCAGCTCGACCCTTTTTAGAGTAACAAAAAATCATCCCGAAGCTGTGGTTCCGGCTCCGGCAGATCTTTATAGATATCCGTTATTTGGACAATTATCGGCTGGTAACGGACTTTCTGGGTTAAAGATTGAAGTGGGATCTCAGGGTCCGGTAGTGGCTTACTTTGAGCTTAATAAAGACGTATTCAGTGTAGACACTGCACTATTTGAAGTAAAGATACCTGCGAGGTTTTCTCAAATTGTAACTATTGGTGGTGACTTAGCAGTTAACGGTAATTGCATCCTGGGAGATGGGAACGATACTGTTACCGTAAAAAGTACTCTTTCGGCTACGGGTTCAATCTCGGCGGGTGGGGGGTTCTATGCGAGAAACGGGGGCCCGGGCGATAAAAGTATAGACTGGTTCAATGCGTGGACATATGTAAATACAGAGAGTGCGGGTGCTAGGGATGTAAGTACTGTATTTAGAGGGTTAACACCACTCGCTTGGTCTTCGCCTGTAAATCCAGCCGGATCTAGTTTTACTCAGCAAAAAAACGCCGAGGGAGGAACGGAACTCAGCGTTAACTGCAAATATGGCATTAATGTTCAAAATACTACTACGGTTGGGTTAGTAGTTAAAGGCTCTAATACTACAATAACTGCTTTAAGTGTTATGGGTGGTATAGAGGCTACTGGCGATATCACTGCATTTAAAACGTCTGATGAGCGCCTGAAGACAAATATTAAGCCTATCGAAAATGCTCTTGATATCATACAGCAGATTGACGGAGTCGAGTTTGATTGGAATTGTGATCATAAATTCGGCCCTGATGTAGGTATATTAGCACAACAATTAGAAAAGGTTTTTCCGAGAGTAGTAACCGAAAGAGCCGATGGTTATAAGGCAGTTAACTATGAGAAATTAGTGGCTTTATTAATACAGGGTATTAAAGAGCTTGTTAAACGAAAATAATTAAATGAATGAAATCTTTTACTTTTTGTCTAACAAGCAACCCGTTAGCTCCCATTCTTCCAGCTATTTTAGATCACTGGTTTTTTACTGACCCAGCGTTTGGTCTTAATTTTACTTATCCCGCTACTACATATGGCGGTGAATTGACCTCTACTCCAGAGAGTTTTACCTCTTTTGTATGCGGCGGATTATTCTTTCCATGGGGGTATCAGGTTCAAACTGAAACAAGTAACGTACTTTTAGGTATTAATGGTAAATTTAAAGGTGACACTACCATCACTTTCGTACCGTCATGCTTAGATATTTCATATCATGATGTTTTTAAAATATCCTACTCTTTTGAGAGCGGTCAAGAGTTTTCGGTTCAAAAATCGCCTGTAGATAAGCAAGCTTTTAATACTATAGATACCTTTATTTATGATTACGAGTTAAATTCGCCAAAATTTACTAACGTAAGTCATGTATTTTATGCCTCGTCGCAACCAGTAACATATACACCATCCATTACAGTTTTTTACGGTGATTGTACGTTCGTGTTTTTTAATTTAACGTTTACAATTTACCCCAACTCAATTTACGACATAGACGGTGTTCATTTAATTAATTCTATTCAGCTACCCGGTATAGCTAACTCTAATTTAAATATAATCGAGGTAGAATCTGAAAATGCAGTGTCAAATGTAATAATTAATAGTGTACCCCTAGCTACACCTACACCATCAGTTACCCCGTCGGTTACACCTACGCCAACTCTCACACCGACCGTAACACCTTCAGTATCCCCTACACCGACTGTCACGCCGTCAATCACACCTACTACAACACCTACAGCTACACCGACGCCGACGCCTACACCGTCTTCCGTCCCTGAAGCCAACATATTTACCGTTAGCCACAGCGGACATTCAAATTACGTTATAAACACATCATCTAACCCTACACTAAATTTAAATAAAGGACAAACTTATATATTTTATATAAACACACCCAATCACCCTTTCTGGATTAAAACACAAAGCTCCACAGGGCAAAATAATATATACAGTGGTGGGATAACTAACAATGGAACTGCTAGCGGTACGTTAACTTTTGTAGTACCTCTTAGCGCCCCGTCTACATTATTTTATAACTGCGAACACCATATTAATATGGCAGGAGGGATCAATATTATCGATCATGGAAATCAATTATATGTAAGATATGAATAATTACACCTCAGAAGAAATTCAGATTATAAAAGAACAGGTTGAAAAAATGTTTCTATCCAACCCTACTTGGAAATCCGTAGGTATTTCAATGAAAGAAACTAAGGGAGAGGTTTTACCGATACCTGCTATTACTTTATATGTTGAAGAAAAAAAAGATGTTTCCGCTCTCGACGTTAAAGATCTTTTTCCTAAAACGGTAGACCTTGGTACTAAGGTCATAGCTACTGATGTTAAAGTTATTAAATCTCTCGACGTCATAGCATTTAGTTCTTGCTACACACTACCTGCCGCTTGCACTACAAATAATACTTGGCTAATGCCAGTAAGTGCAAACAGATCTGTTATTAGACCGTTGCAGGGTGGCATTTCTTGTGCAATTTTTCCCCCTAGCGGTTATAATGGACAATTCATTGGCGGCGGTACCTTAGGGGGGTTATGCGTTGATCTTGAAGATAATACGCTTGTAGGTGTCAGTAATAATCATGTTATAGGTGGCTATAGTGTGTTGGGTACGTTTCTTTCAGCATACACCAATTCTTATAACTTAACTTTTTGGAGCTTTTTGTCAGCTAATGATACCACTGTTTCACCCAATGAGGTGGAGTACCCGGTATATCAAAGATCTTCACTTGATGAATGCACCGCGAGCAAGAATGTACTAGATAATTTAAAAATAGGATCAGTGAAGAGGGCTTACCCTCTAATGTCTAGTTTATCTGGTAATAAGCTTGATATAGCAATTTTCGCATTAGATGCTACTAATGTAAATTTATCAAGCACTGTTGATAATTGGAAGCAATTAGGGTTAAACTATAATACCCCTATGCCATTCGCCACTACTGCAGAGATTGATAGTCTTATTACTACTCAATCAGGCGCTCCTGTTTTTAGATCAGGTAGAACTGAAGGGCCTGTGGGCTGGCCGGGAAGCTTGCCATACGGATCAAATCAATGCTCTCTATCCTGTTATGATATTTCAAATAGTGTATCAGTAAATTTTGGTGGTAATATGGATTCAATCACATTTAATAATCAACTGGCAATACGAGGCACTACTAACGCTTCAAGTGCAGGCGATTCAGGCAGCTTTGCGTGTGCACTATTTAATAGTACTAATCCATCAACCTCAGCTTGGAAGATTATAGGATTAATATTTGCAGGAACCGTTGATACCCCAAGTATTGCTTTTGCAAATAGAATAGACAATATTGCTTCTATGTTTAAACTAGCCGCGTATACTGGTCAAACCCTCCCCATAAAATATACCACTAAAAATATACAGGTTATTTCTTCACGGCAATCAGCAGTTACTGCCATGATAGGCGGCAAAATGTATTGGCAAGCCGGTTCGACTAATATGCCTGCCACTACAACCTTTGATTGAGTTGAAACGCTTTTAGTTAACTAATTGATAAATCTTTGCGCTGTATAATGTTCGCACCTACAATAAAAAAAGCCTGTTAAAAGAACCAGTGGTTATTGTGGTGTTCTCAGTAAAATTCCGAGTTTGAGTTATAGTAGATAACTAAGTTTTTGATAACTGTATTTCTGTTTTAGTAACCACATCACCCGGCTCAAAATTTTTTCCGTTGTTAGTAATTTTATAGGTTACAAGATTTCCAGGAGTATTTTTACCGTTTTTTACTTTTTTAGTTTTTATTACTGGCATAGAAGCGACTTTTACTACCTCGCCCTCCGATTTAAAATGGGCACACTCGGGGTTAATATTTTTAACAGTATTACCTCGTTTTAATTCATTAGCCCTAATGTTGGTTTTTTGCTCGTAAAAAAAATCTTTAAAGGACATACAATTATTTATTGCCTCCCAACTAATTATAGTCTACTTTATTATATAGAATATGATAAAAAAAATATACTCAAAACAGGATAAATTTTCAGCTGCTTCTACTGATACAGTATTGAGCGAGTTGTCTCAGGAATATGTTGAATGGGCTACAGGAGGACCTATTGAATATAGAGAAGGAGCTATCAGCAGAGGAGGAACATGTCAACGTCCAGATATAAGAGTAGGATCAAAATCATGTGATGGGTGTGAGTATTTTAAATACTGCCTCGTACCTGGCAAAATATTAAAGCGTACTGGTGGCATAAATAATTAAAGATAGATTATGCTACCAATACCTTCAGAATTGCTAACAATGGGATTTGGCGCTATTACCGGATTTGTGTTTAAATATATGGCGGAAAAAGCCAAGGATAGGGCCGAAGAATTTAAGATGATTATCCAACGAAACGATATAATTGAAAGAAGCAGAAAGGCTGCTTCGGAGAGAGATTCTTGTTCTAACGGGAAATGGGTGAGGCGGATAATAGTATTATGCGTACTGTTTGGGGTTATATTGGCTCCGTTTATTCTTGCAATATTAGGTAAAGGAAGCGTAGTCGAAATTGAGTTGCAAAAAAATAGCTATTTTTTTGGGTTATTTGGGGGTGGTACGGAAAAAAAATTTGTTGAACTATCGAGTTATTTCTTAATTCCAGAAGTGAGACAAAGCTTAATGGCGATTATAGGATACTATTTTGGAAGTTCGACAGCGCAAAGACAATAGTATGAAGAGTTTATTATACATTCTACCATTAATAATTACACCCGGGTGTTCTATTATGGTTAAATCGCCCCCGTCTTCGACACCTCCATCGTCTTTATATACGAATAATTTAGCACCCCAAAAAAATAATCCTGATGTATTAGTAATGAAACCCACAACTAATAATCACAAAATTTCTATTGAGCGGATTGCGCCGAAACAACCTGTAACTGTAAGTTCTAATCACACTAATACTAGTAGCTCATCACCCGCCAATTTATCTACCACTAATTCAATAGTTGAATTGGTTTATAATAAAAAATCACCACCCAGTGTGCCTGCTACTACTAGTTATTTAAAAGTAGATTGGTTTATGCTGTTAGTGTATTATTTGGTAGTTATACACCTAGGTATTATTTTATATATTTTAAACAAAAGAGATATAATAAAGGTGAACCCGTTTGTAGAAAAACAAAATAAACAAAAAAATAAAAATAAGACTACCAATAATTTAAAATGAAACCCTTTAATACTCTATTTGCTGAAGCGTTTGAGCTAGAAGATAAAGCTAAAAAAATTAAAAAATTAGAAGAAGAGCGAGACAAATTGTATGACCAGTGGAACGACGCTGATCGGTTCAGCGATCCCTACAATTGGAATAGAAAAATGGAAATACAAAAGAGATTAGCAGAAATATCAGAGTTGCTTAACCGGTTAACTTGGAAACCGCCCTGGGATAAATTGCTGGCCTCTTTAGAAGAGCCTCCAAAATAGAAACCGACGCTTACTGAGACTCGGGGTCATAGCACAAGTCATAAATCTAGCTAGCATAGATCCGCTCTAGCTCTTTACATATTGCAGGAGTCATATTCTGCTCCTTGCATTCTTTAATCGTTATGTTAGGTGCGATAGTGCTTAGTTTGAGATCGAACCACGATGACGTGTAAAGAATTTTTCGATCGCAATCAAGGGTGATAAAGAACAATACAGATTCCTGCAGATTGGTTATGAAATAGTCGACCGGTACACCGTTAATCGTTCTAGGCAATTTATTGTAGAAGTCTGCATTACCAATCGCTCTGAAATCAGTTATGCATAAGACTATGTCATAGTCCTTATGCTGCTCTCTCTTCGAGACTAAAGACCCGGTAACCAGTATATTCTTGATATATGGTTCTTTATAGAGGTATGATAGCTCAGCCTTAATGGTGGACCACACTGGAGGTATTGCTACATCCATTTTACTCTTGTATGCATTTAGCACCTTCTTGATAAACCAGCCTGGTGTAGGCTTAAGCCCTATGATATCAAACATACACCTAAATGACTGCACCATGAACTTATCCTCAGCCTCTGGTGTGAGAGCTCTGCCGTGATAGGGGCCTATTATCTTACAGCTTTTCTCGCAATACTCTTCACCAACAATAAACGGTCTTCCTAATCGAGCAGATATGAACTCACAAATCGAATTACCTCCCTTATGAAAGGCAAACGAGTCACCAAAATTAGTCTTCAACAAATAGGGGCACATCAAGCAGTACGCGTCACACTCCACACCTGAGCATACACGCAGGTATTGAGAGGTGTGTAAGAATTATTATACGCAGTATAAGAGAATGCAACACTGAATGTCTTGGGGGCTAAATGGGTGGCAATTAGGTTGGCAGTAGGTGCCCAGTCTTCATGGATAGACATCGATCCTCCTACGTCGAGAGCCTCCATAGCATTGTAACAATTACAGTTAACGCCATTCAACACATCCTCTTGACATATTGGCCCGGTAAGGATAGCAAGACTGTAGTTGCCTAACGATTGGCAATACGATACTGGAGACGGCGTAGGTGTCTCAGTAGGTGGTTATGTAGGCGTAGGTGTCTCAGTAGG